ATATTGGATTTATAGAATAGATGAACTTGATATATCTTTTATATTCCCAACAAAAGCACTAAAACAAGTTTGTAGGGTTTACTATAAAGAAAACTTATTCCTTAAAAACGGAGGTGATAACAACAGTTCTAAAGGATTTTTAATTCCATTAACAAGATTACTAAACGACATAGCAAATGAACGGAGCAGAGAATTCACAACCAGTGAGAATGATATACCTAGACAACAAACAAGAAACAATATTTAAATCAGTATCCTACGCACATAGAGTAACAGGAATTAACGAGTATCAAATAAAGCAATGTTTAAACCCTGTAAACAAGAAACGATTTACCCATAATGACCGAATAGTTGTTTTTCGCACTATAAAACCCTAATTTTGCATTATGGCTTTACAATCAATACCAAGATTAACCGCAAAGGCACAACAAATATTTAACCGCTACATTAGGACTAGAGATAGTCAAGATGGATATTTTACCTGTATTAGTTGCGGTCAAGTAAAGGATTTTGAATATATGGATGCTGGGCATTATGTTCCTGTTAAGGGAAGTTCTGCCCTTCGGTTTGATGAATACAACGTAAACGGAGAATGTAAATCTTGCAATGGATTTGACCAATTTCATCTAATAGGATATCGTAGAAACCTAATTGATAAAATAGGCGAACGAATGGTATTACACCTAGAAAGCCAACATAGGCTTATAAAGAAATGGTCAAGAACTGAACTTAACGAATTAATTGAAAAGTATAAATAATGGCGAAACTTAACGCAGCTGGTAAGGTAAATTTTGGCACAAGAAAAAAAGGTAAGTACAAAAAAAGTAACGGACCAAAAGACAAACCAACAAAACCATACAACCGACAAGGATAATGAAAGATACATTCTCAAAGAAAGAATATACCTGCAAGTGTGGAACTTTAAATGAAAGGTACATTTGGCATAGTGAACTTAAAACCTATACTTTTAAATGTAATAAATGCAGTAAAGAATTGGACATAAAAAACTATAAAAGTAAGGAAGTGCCACAAACTGCATCCATTAGAACACCAACAAAAAACCGATAATGTTAATACCAGCAATCATATCAGTCATAATAGCCTTACCATTATCAATTTTATGGGTGTATTTACTTGATAAAAACAAAAAAGACGATGACGTATAATTTTATACTTGGGTCAGTATTTTTAATAATGTTATTATTTTCAATTATAGCACTTTATAAAATATTAAAGCAAATAGACAAAAAATGAACATCAACGAAATAAAACCAAACCCAAACAATCCTAGAATTATAAAGGATATTAAGTTTAAACAACTGGTTAAGTCAATCCAAGATTTTCCACAAATGCTTGAATTGAGACCTATTGTTATTGATGAGAATAATATGGTTTTAGGTGGTAATATGAGATTAAAGGCTTGTATTGAAGCTGGGCTTAAAGATGTGCCTGTAAAACAAGCAAAAGATTTAAGCGAAGCACAAAAGAAAGAATTTATTGTAAAAGATAATATTGGATATGGCGAATGGGATTGGGATGACCTAGCGAATAATTGGGATGCACAGGAACTTACTGATTGGGGATTAGACATACCAAACTTTGATGTAAACAATTTAGAAGCAGAGGAAGATGACTTTGCAGTACCTGATGGAGGAACTGAAACCGATATTGTATTAGGAGATTTATTTGAGATAGGAGAACACCGATTGCTTTGTGGGGATAGTACGGATAGCGACCAAGTGGCAAAACTAATGAACGGACAAAAGGCAGATATAACATTTAGTTCTCCACCTTATAATGTTGGAAAAACACCAAATGGAAATGAGCAAAAATATTTAAATGATAATGATAATAAAACAAGTAATGAGTATGTTGAATTATTAGATAATTATTCTAAAAATGCTTTATTATTTAGTGATTATCTTTTTTCTAATATTCAAAGTTTATCAGGAAATAAAATTGCTTTAATTGAACATTTATACAATTTGAGAAGTATTTATGCAGATGTTATGATATGGGATAAACAAACTGCTGAACCAGCAATGGCAAGAAAAGTATTAAATTCAAGGTTTGAATATGTTTATATTTTTTCAAATGAAGCTAAAAGAACTATTGGTAAAAGAGATTTTAGGGGTACTATTGATAATATATTTTCATTAAATTCAAGGCAAGGAAAAGAATATGCTAAAATACACAAAGCAACATTTCCCATTCAATTACCAAGTTTATTCATAGAGAATTTTACAGAATCATCAGTTATAGATTTATTTTGTGGCACAGGTACAACAATGGTTGCTTCACATCAACTTAAACGAAAATGCTATGGTATGGAACTTGACCCAAAGTACTGCCAAGTTATTGTTGACCGAATGCAGAAACTTGACCCAAACTTAATAATCAAAAAGAACGGATTACCTTTGTAATTCAGTGATAATACAACGATAATGCCTAATCCCGAAAACTTAACACCATTCCCAAAAGGAGTATCAGGAAACCCAGCAGGGAAACCTAAAGGAGTTGAACATAGCAAAACAAGACTATTGCGTTTACTACAATTAGTTACTAAAGTGCGTAACCCTGTTACAGGCGAAGATGAGGAGTTTACAATAGCGGAACAGTTAGATATGAAGATAATTGCAAAAGCAATGAAATCGGACATCCGTGCTTATCAAGAGATACTTGACCGATTAGAAGGTAGAGCAAAACAAACAACCGACATCAACGCAAACATACAAGGTAACGTTCAAATAGTAATACAAGAAGATGACCGATGCAAACCAATTGAAGATTAATGCAACACCAGTATTCTTTGCCAACAAAAGAGCGTACGAAGGCAATTATCCTGTCATTTGCAATGAAGGTGGCACAAGGAGTTCAAAGTCTTATTCCATTGTTCAGTTACTAATTGAGATAGCCTACAACAATCCAAAGACAAGGATTTCAATTGTATCGCATTCCCTTCCACATATCAAACGAGGTGTTTATAGAGATTTTAAATCTATAATGGAGAATTGGGGTTTATGGCAAGACAATGACTTTAGCTTTTCGGATTTTATATACACTTACCCCAATGGGTCTTACATTGAACTATTCGGATTAGAAGATGAAAGCAAGGCAAGAGGACCAGCAAGGGATGTTTTATTTATCAACGAGGCTAACTTAATCAAAAGAACTTTATACGACCAATTACTAATGCGAACCACAGGCAAGGTATTCCTTGATTGGAATCCTGCTGACTTTGTTAATTGGGTTTATGAAATAGCCGACAACCCTGAAAACAAACGCATCCATTCAACCTACTTAAACAACATCCCAAACCTATCCGAATCACAAATAAAAAACATAGAGCAGTATAAAAACCTACCTGATGATTTTATGTGGAAGGTTTACGGATTAGGGGAACGAGGTGCAGCAAAAGAACTTATTTACACCCAATGGAAACAATACGACACCGCACCTGAAGGCGATGTATTCTATGGGCTTGACTTTGGATATGTGCATCCAGCTGCATTAATAAAGGTTACCCATCACGAAGGCGAAAATTACTTTGAGGAAATCATTTATCAAAGTGGTCTTACCTTATCCGACCTAACAAGATTGATAAAAGAGAAAGTGCCTGAACGAGCAACCATATACGCAGATGCAGCCGAACCTAAATCAATAGAGGAACTTTACCGACAAGGCTTTAATATTAAACCTGCACAAAAAGATGTATGGGCAGGAATAGTTAAAATGAAATCTTATCCTATAAACATTCACTTTCATAGTCAAAATCTTAAAAGGGAATTTATGTCTTACAAATGGAAAAAGGATAAAAATGATAATGTAATTGAAGAGCCTGTAAAAGCAAATGATGATGCTTTAGATGCTTCAAGGTATGCGGTATTTACTCACTTGACAAAACCTAAATTTGCAGTAAGTGTATTTTAACTTAAATTTCTTTAACTTTGTTTAAATTCTAATAATATGGGTTTATTTGACATCTTCACTAAAAAGAAGATTAACACACTATTTCCAACAATTCCGATGAACTCCCAAATAGCAATTGAAAGGGGTATAGTTACTTGGCAAGGAGCAGACCAAAGAAGTTTTGTTGATGATGGATATGTAGCAAACGATATAGTTTACTCAATCATTAAACTAATTACTGACAAAGCTAAAATTGCACCATTCCACGTTTACAAGGTTGTAGATGAAAAGGCTGCAAAGAAATACAAATCTTTAGCTGCACAAAAAGACATCAACTTAAAAGAACTTGAGACATTACACAAAAAGG